CCTTCTCCATGATGCTAGATATCGTGCACATTTCTCATCTCCCCAAATCTTCTTCTTTTCTAGAAGCCATTCCTCGAACGATGGCAAATCAGGAAGTGGATGCTGAGATATGCGGAGTATAAGATCGTTGATGAACGAACGAGAGTGTTTCAAAAATTTGGCAATCTCTCGTCTGTCAGGCTGAAGACCAGTTGCAACTTGGCGCTTGAACCATGCTGCAAACTGGTTTGGAGTACTTTGACTATCCCATTCGAAAGCTTCCATGGTCTCGCCATTCTTCTCGAATTCGGGTCCATGCCTAGTGATCCTTGTTGCTCTTGGATTCGTTGTGGCCTTTTCGACTACTTCCATGAAGTATTTTTGCAATACGGCTTCAGTCTTTAGATTGTGTTTGCACATTGCCTTGAAGTTCGAAGGTCTCATTGATTCTGGAATGTAGTCTTCTCTGTGATATTTAGGAACTGAATGATTTGTCTTCACTTCCTTCTTGGTGATAGGTACGGTATAGAAGTAGGATGAGACTCGAGAATCTCCTGAACTCTCTTTCTTTTCCGTTTCACATTTCGTTCCCATTTTGAGAACCTGCTTTCGTGCCTGTTTTTGACCATCTTCATCTGAGATCCTGTTGATCTCCTCTCGAGCTTCTTCTAAAACATCAAAGTTTCTAGACTGAAGATCATTCGACACCACGCTTTCTGCAGTAGATTTTTCAAGAAATTTGATCTGTTCTTTTTTGTCTCGAATCTTGCCATCTCCACCAACCAGGATTGCTTCATTGATTATCCTAGTTCTGACTTCTTCCTTTCTAAAGATGTCCCAGATTGATGGTCTGACGTCCAGCGAGATTCTTCGTATTTCGTTGCTCCAGAAATCGAGACAAATTGTGACATCCTTCTTTCCGTAACCAAAGAAGCTCCATCCTCCAATTGTCCATGGGTTTTTCTTCTCCCACTTATACCTCTGCAACAATTCGTAAGGAATTGTAACACTGTTGACGCCTGGATAAAGAATACTCTTCTTGTACTGTTGGAGGAACACTTCATCTGCAGTGGTTATATTTTTTCCATCTGAAATTGAGAACAAGAGGAAGTCCATGAATGTCTTGTGGTCGAATGATTTCTTTCTCTGAGTATAGAGATCTCCAAACATTACTGCTATCGTCGTTTTCATCTTCTCGACGTTTTTGTATCTGGCCATCCAGTAGGCTATCTGGATGTCTGCTGGACCATGCGGATTAGGTAGGCATCTTGGAATAGAGATATCAACATCTTCAGCAAATCCATGCCAGTGGACCCATTGCACCCACCCTGCGTTGATGGCTCCTTGCCATTTTCCCAAATGAACAAGAGGATGCTCATAGGTGATTGAGTTGCACGAGGTGTTCATCTTGATCCATTTTATGGGTCTGCTTCCTCTCTCTCTAGTGGTGATAGTGAATTCTCCATTTCGATCTGGTAGCTTGAAGTTGGCCTCTCTGTGATCAAAGTTCATTCCAACTACCGTCATTTTTGGCTTGACTTGGAATCTTCCTTTTGACTCCAAAGCCCACTGCCTTATTGCCATGATCTCTTCTGCTACATAGTAATGACTGTCAACCAGGTAGAAGCTAGGTGATATGTCTTCATATCCGCAATTCTGGAGAGCAACTCTTTTCTCTAGAGTGCAATCCAAGAATTTTGAGGCTGGTTGTGTGGTCATGTGCCACCAATTCCACTGTCGGTCGTAGATTGGCAGAACTTTCCTGCCGATGCCTTGAGTCTCCCATTCTTCATTAAGCTTCTTTTTCGCTTCTGCCAATGCATTTGGGTTGTGCATTGAGGTGTACATGGTCATCCACTCTTGTAGTGTCATGTCCAAGATGACTACTTTGAAAGGAGAGACATGAATAGACTGTAGAATCCACACGAAGTCTTTTTTTCTCATCAGAGCTTCTGGTGCT